CATTACTGAACCAATTTCCTGATCAGCGAGTCTGGCATTACCAGTGCAGCGGATACTCTTCTGTTTTTCGGTGCCACCTGTACAGGCTTTCCCTCTTTTCAGTTTAAGTTTCCGCTCATCAGCTGACATCATGAACATTTCAAAGCGAGCAGCATTAAGCCGCTTCTCAGCGACAGCCCGTTCGAAAGATTCATATTCAGCCAGTGAAGCCGTGGATACATCGGGGTAAGTACGCGGACTAACTAACGTAGTCCAGTGTTTAGGCTGACCCGTTTCAGGGTCAACCGGAGAGGGATTCTTGCCCTCTTCCCGTCCAAAGTACCATTGCAAGTTTACGGCGACTGTCTTAATCGCCGCGCCTATACCTCTAAACTTAGAGATTACGGCTTCGGGTACAGGTGGCTGATTGTCACCTGCTGTATCGTTTGATATTGGTGTTGTCTCACCATCTAACTCTGAAGTAGTCATAATAGGCATAAAGCCCTCTTAGTTACTCTGGAGTTAGACACTCATCAAGTTAGACGAGCGTCTAACCGGATACAAGACAGTATTGCGTCTTGATAGTATCATTGTATACCTGATACGCTAATACACAATAGATACAGCAAGAATCCACCATATATAGATAGGATAGACCCACCGCACCCCCATACCCCACTTTTTTAAAAAAGGGAGTCGCTATATAATTACTATTCCAGACGAATGAATTGTTATTTTGGTCCCCCACAGGGATACCCTGACTACTTTTCAGTTCCATATACAAAAAATTTTTTTCAGAATTTTGTGTTTCCTCCCCTTCGCAAAAATGTTATAGTGCGCCCATGATAGACGTCCCAAAGTCGTTCAATTTGGCAGGACGAAAGTGGTGTGTTTATTTCCTAGACCAAGATGCGGCAGAAAAGCAATACGGCGGACACCATGACGATTTAGACGCTAGTGGTCTATCTTCATCAAGGCAGGCAGAGCTATACATCGTTGACAGGGACGACGAAGCCGAAGAATACCGGCGGATAACTTTTTGGCACGAACTCGTACATGGCATGCTGTCTACACTAGGTAGACATGAGAGTACCCATGATGAAGTGCTGGTTGATGGACTGGCCTATATGCTGAACGAGTTTGACAAAACACGTCGGGGTAAAACTAACCTTGATTGACCCCAACCTTGAGCAGTATGCAACACCTAAGCAGTGGGAGTACTACTGTGCGTGGGAGGAAACCGGCAGCTCACATAAGGCGGCAAAAGCGCTGGGGGTAAGCCAGTCAGGCGTAGTACGGGCGGCAGCCGCACTAAGAAAAACAGCAGCCCGAAGGGGGTATGCCCCTGGCAATGACTTTACCCACCAGACAGCCCCGGGTTTCACAATAAAACGGGTGTCGTCTTACTACAAAGGCAAAGAAGGAGACCCTAACCAATGGGTCATACAGGAGCAAGAGAAAGCTGCACAGGCTGAGAAACTCAAAGACTTCGCTGAAGGACTTATAGAAACCCAAGCGGTAAAGACCAAGAAACCTAAAGGATATGCCAGTAAAGACCTGCTGCCCTCACTGATTATCGGGGACGCCCACATAGGCATGCTGGCGTGGCGTAGAGAGACAGGTGGGCATGATTTTGATGCAAATACTGCGGTAAAAGACCTCATTGAGGCTGCGGAACACCTGATTGCCGCTGCTCCCTCGGCTGAAAATGCGCTACTGGTAGACGTTGGTGATTTCCTACATATCGACGATTTTAAGTCAATGACCCCCAATGATACCCTCCTAGACTCGGATTCACGCTACCCGAGACTGCTAAAGATGGCGGGAATGGTAATGAGACACATTATCAATCGCATGTTGCGTAAGTTTAAGAACGTAACGGTCATCATAGCGAGGGGGAACCACAACCCCAGTTCAGCCGTAGCCGTAGCGCTTATGTTGGATTTCTTTTACGACAAGGAGCCAAGAGTCACTGTTTTAGAGACCGCTGGAACATTTCACTATATGGAGTTTGGCAATCACCTGATTGGGGTCAATCATGGAGATAAGATTAAGGCAGCTCGGTTAGTCTCGCTTATGGCAAGGGATAAGCCAAAGGAATGGGGCAGAACAAAATTCAGGCATTGGTGGGTTGGTCACATACACCATAAGAAAGCCGAAGAGATAGATGGCTGTGTTGTCGAGAGTTTCAACACGCTAGCCCCAAGGGACGCGTGGCATGCAGCAAATGGGTACGGCGCGGGGCAGGCGATGGAGTTAATCACGCTACACAAGGAGAAAGGGCAGCACTCCAGAAGTATATACAACCTGCCTGACAAGGAGGACGAGCAGGAGGACGAGCAGGAGGACGAGCAGGAGGACGAGCAGGAGGACGAGCAGGAGGAGTAGGTCTACCCTGATTACTCATGGTAACTTAACTATCCTGTCACGCTAATCCTTTACATTCTGTTCTATTTTAGTTATATTCGCTGAACACAGCGAATAGCTTGCGAGAAACCAATGTCCCTACTTCTGGAACCAGAGATAGGTGTACCCTTTGAGCCCACTACCAAGTACATGGACTTGCGAGTGCGGGCCGAGGCTGCATGCACCACAGCACTTGAGCTAGCCGAGCATGGGCTGGACTTAACCCCTAACGCCACTGACAAAGACACAGCTGCCAGACTATCACTTGCTTATGCGGAAGACCCGAAGAAAGCCTCTCGTGCAGTAACAGAGAAGCGGGCAGCGGGGCTATCTGCGCCCGCCTTAGTACTTACAGGAAACATACTCAAGGAGTTTGGGCATTCTGTAGCGAAGAGCGCTACTGAAGTAAGACATCTGATAACTAATAAGCTGATCCTAGAGACTGAGAGCCCAGACGGGCGGGTACGCCTACGTGCCCTTGAGCTGCTTGGTAAGATATCCGACGTGGGGCTGTTTTCAGAGAAATCAGAGGTAACAGTGACCCACCAGTCAACTGAAGACCTGCGGGAGAGCCTCAAAGAGAAGCTCATGGGGCACCTCAACATAGAGGATGCCGAGGACGCAGAGTTTGTGAACGTTGATGAGGAGCTGGGACTGAAAGAAGTGGAGGAGGTAGTTGAGTAACGCCGCCCTAGCAGAAGAACTGCCGCAGCCTCCTCCGACTGCCGTAGAGTTTACCGAGGAGGAGATTCAGGTACTGCTAACCAAAGTTGACACCATGAGCGAGGCGGAGCTCAACGAGCTGGACAACCTCATCGAGGAGATAGACAGCAAGAAGAGAACACTGGAAGCCTATGATGACCTGTTGGTGTTTTGTCAGACGATGGAGCCGGGCTACAAGGTAGGTAGACACCACAGGATACTTGCCAGACTACTGATGGAGATAGAGAAACGGGACAAGGACAGGATTTGCATAAATATGCCGCCGAGGCACGGTAAGTCCCACCTGACCAGTACGTATTACCCAGCGTGGTATATAGGGCGGAACCCGACACACAAGGTCATGATGGCGTCCCATACTGGGGACTTGGCGGTAGACTTCGGACGTAAGGTTCGGAACTTAATCGCTACAGCCCAGTATAAGAAGGTGTTTCCGGGCGTGTCCCTTGCGAAGGACTCAAAGTCTGCCGGTAGGTGGAACACTAACTACGGAGGTGAATACTACGCCTGTGGTATCGGCTCGGCACTCGCTGGTCGTGGTGCACATATGCTTATCATTGATGACCCACACTCTGAGCAGGATGTGATAAACGGTAACTTCTCGGTATTCCAGAGGGCGTACGAGTGGTTTACCTATGGTGCGCGTACAAGGCTCATGCCCAGCGGGGCTGTGGCGATAATCCAGACAAGGTGGCATCAGGACGATCTGACTGGACGGGTTACGAAGGACATGGTTGATGTGCCAGACTCAGATCAGTATGAGGTAGTGGAGTTTCCGGCTATACTGGAGACAGAAGATGATGAGACTGGCAGGATAACAGAGAAAGCTCTGTGGCCTGAGTTCTTTGGGCTGACAGCCCTCAAGCGTACCAAGGCTTCCATGCCTACGTTTCAGTGGAACGCGCAGTACCAGCAGAATCCCACGGGGGAAGAAGCTGCGATAATCAAGAGAGATTGGTGGCAGGTATGGGAGAAAGATGACCCTCCTCCATGTGAGATAATCATAATGTCACTAGACTCCGCCGCAGAGACTCACAACAAGGCTGACTTTACGTCTATCACTACGTGGGGGGTGTTCTTCAATGAAAATACAGACATGCACAATGCCATCCTCCTCAATGCTATCAAGGAGAGGCTGGAGTTTCCTGAGCTGAAGGCCCGGGCTATGAAGGAGTACGTGGAGTGGGAGCCAGATGCGTTTATTGTGGAGAAGAAATCCTCTGGAGTGGCGCTGTACCAAGAGCTCAGACGGATGGGTATAGCTGTCAGTGAGTTTACCCCACATAGGGGGACTGGAGATAAGACAGCGAGATTAAACGCGATATCTGATATATTTAAGGAAGGGCTGGTGTGGGCTCCTCAGAAAAGATGGGCGGAAGAGGTCATAGAGGAAGTTGCGGGCTTTCCGTTTATGAGTAATGATGACCATGTGGACACAACCAGTATGGCAATGACACGTTTTCGACAGGGCGGGTTTGTGAGCTTAAAATCGGACGCACAGGATGAACCACGGTACTTCAAGCAGAGAAGGGGTGGGTATTACTAATTTGAGGTTTTTGATATGGCAATAGAAAAATCACTATACGGAGCCCCACAGGGGGAGCCGCTGGACGAGGAGCAGCTTGAGCTGGACGTAGAGCTTCCAGATGATGGTGACGAGAACGTCA